GTCAGAGTTACCTGAGAATGCAGTGTTTGCTTCGTTGAACAAAGCTTCGGTTGAACCAGTTGTACCAGCAGTGTAGCGAGACTTCATCGCGAACACAAGACCAGTTGGTCCAGTCATTGGTTGAACGCCGCAAAGATCGTAAGCGATCATGTTTGGCATCGCGCGACGAACGAGAGAAATCAGTACTGGATCCCAATTAGAAACTGAAGAGTTAGATACTGAAGTAGATGGTGCTTCTGAAAGGAAATTCATCTGAGCGCGCTCTTCACGAAGAGCCTTTTCAGTGTTTTCCAAAACAACAGCGGTTACTGATTTGCGGTGAGAATCTTTGATGGTGCCAGCAGTCTCTTCATTAAGAACTGGGGCCCATTTCTTCACCAAATTGTCGTATGATTCCATTGTCATTTAATGGGACTCCTTAGGTATTTGATTTGCGAATTGCGGTGAGATACTGAGCCATAGTTGACGATACTTCTTCTGAAGTTTCATCATCTGTTTCTTCAACAATTGTTGACTCAGCGGTTTTCTTTTTGAAGTATGCTTCTTTGATTGTCTTTACCTTTTTGGCGAAAGACGCATCATCATCGAAGTCAATATCTTCAACTAGGGATTTTAGCTTTTCTACTTGAGTGTCAGCTAGACCGTTAGCAGCTTCGCGAATAATTGATTCGCGCTTGTAACCTTCTAGTTCTTCTGCAAGTTTAATGCTCTTAGCGACTGCACCATTGAGTTGCTCTTCGAGCTCTTCATTTGCAGCAGCTAGATCGTCGACGAGGTCAACTTTAGATTCAGGAACATCAACATAAGACTCAACAAACAAGTCTTTCAACTTGTTCATAAATGTCTCTGCAATCTCAGTACGAAGACCAGCTTGTACTGCGAGTTTGTTCTCTTCCATCCAAGTTTCAACCACATAGTTGAGGTAGCTATCAACTTTCTCTACAAGACCTGCTTTTGTTGAAGCAATTTCTTCTTCGAGTTCAGTTGCATAAGCTTCTTCCAGACGATCAATTTCTTCTGAAAGTTTTGCTTTAATAGCAGCTTCAAAGATTACAGCTGTTTTGGCTTTAAACTCTTCTGAAAGAGTAGCCTCAGATTCGACTAGTGCATTCAGGTCGGCTGTGAAGTCAATATTGATATCAACTTTACGTGACTCAGAAACAGAAGCGGTTGGCGCTTCTTCACCCATAATATGACCTAGCACACCTGTTAGTTCCTCAGCGGTCATTTCTGACATAAGGTCATGTGCCGCACTAATCATGCCAGCTTTGGACTTTGGCATTGCTTCGCTATTGCTCTTATCACCCTTGCGAGACTTAGCAGTTGGACCTGCATTCGCGGAGGTTTTCATAGAACCAATAGATTGCTTTTCAGCATTTTTAGGATCGTGAGCTTCAACTACATCTTCGTTGTCATCGAGCTCATCATCCTGGTAATTGTCATTAGCCATTTTGTGACTCCTATCTATTTTGTTTCAGCAACGAGAGGAAATTCTTGAACTCACGGACCTGAACCTCATAAAGGTTCTTGCGTGGAGCTTTCTTAATTTCAGTCTCCATTTTTTCAATTACTTGAGATTGGATAATGCCGTTATTCCAAACCCACTCTACACCTTCCATAATTCCATTAACGAAAGCTGTTGGTGCAGATGGATCTTGCACAATATCAACTGTGCTAAGAATAAAATCGTCCTTTACGAACGAAACGCCATTTCTTTCCTCAAGGCTACCCATACCACGAGTTGACACGCCTAGACGAACACCCCCATCAAGAAGACCTTTTACAATCTGACCCATCGGAGTTTCTAGAATACGTGCTTTACCCACCACATCATTACCAGACCAATCTAGTTTTTCGATGAGATGGGAAACTTTATCTAAATTAATTGTCGGGCCCTCTGGATGATTTAACTCACCAACAGCACGCCCCGTCTTAACTTGATTTGTAACATAATGATCTACAGCCCTTTCCATTACAGATTTAGGGTAAATGCGACCATTACGATTTTTTTGTTCTGATTGCATGAAGACTCCTTCGATAAAGTGATTCTTCCCGCCGCGCTCGGTACGCTCGGTAATCACTTCGATCTTATGGTCTGTGTATTCTGCAATCAGTTTCATTTCATACCTTTAAGTTGTTTAACAAATTCACTTGCCATTTTAACAGCACGGTCCATATCGGGATAAATGTCTAGTTTATCGCCTTCTACGTACACCACAACACCTTTTTGATTTGGTTGAAATTTAACTTTAATTCCATCAATCTTTTTTTCGGTGCTTGTTGACTCTCTAACTTGCGCAAATGATTTCATTTATATTCTCATTAGACTTATTTATAACTCTTTTAATTTTGGGAATTATTATTCCTCGTCAGGAATTTCTTCATAATCTTCATCATCAAAATTAGATTCATCAATTTCGTCTTCGTCTTCGTCATCTGGTTCTTCAACATTATTGAAGACCTGATTTGCAACTTTTATTTTTTCTGCATCAATTGCATCTTCAAGTTTTGATGCCATTAACTCTGCAAACATAGGTTGTGCATTGGCATAGTCTTGCGTGGTAATTCTATCCACGAGTTCTTCAATTGTTTTTTCCATAATTACTTAGCTCCTTGTGGGGGTTTTGGGCTTTTTGGAGGTGTCGCACTACTTGGCGCAGCACCGCCATCTGGTTGTAGAATACTGTCGTACTCACCAGTACGACTTTCTTCGTCTATTTCTTTTTTCATTAATTTAATGTCATCATCATCCATATTTAGGATGTTTTTCATGATCCATTGTTTTGAATAATACTGACCAACATAAGAGGAGATCTCATCTAATGTTTGAAGTCTGTCACGCATAATCTCAGCGTTTTTAAGTTCACTAAAATGATTATCTCTCGTGTAGTCAACGATGATATCATTTTTCCAATCATTCCAATTTTCTTCGGTAATGATAGACTTTAATAACAATTGCTTTTTAAGAATGTTATAAAATAAATCATTAAACCTTGAACGAAGTCTGTCAATGAATTTTTGGAATTTTAATTCATCTCTTGAAATCTCAGTGGATCTGCCAAGAGAGAATTGAGATTCTTGTTCTAAACGACTGATAGGAACGTTAAGTGATCTATACACGCGTTTTTGGAAGTATATGATATCGTCGATCTGGCCAAGGTTTTCACCGCCAGGCAGAGTTGTGATTTCAGTTCCACGACCACCTTCACGCCGAGGTAACCAAAAATCCTCAAGCATTGACATGTGTTTACGGTCATCACGGATTGCGCCAGTGACGGCATCGTATACAAGTTTGTTACGGTAACGGGCCATAATGCCCTTCATATATTCTTCAGCTTTGCCTTTAGGCAAGTTGCCGACATCAATATAGAAGATCCTACGTTCAGGCGCTCGCGCAAGACGATAGATGACCAACGAGTCTTCCATCATACGAAGTTGATTGATAGGTTTTAGAGCCTTTTGTAGATGAGAAACAACACGCTTGCGGTCTTCATCTAACAATCCTGATGTAACATAACTTACAGAATCTGGGCTAAGTTTTATACCTGTTGATGAGTTTCCAGGTTTTTCTTGATAGATGAAAAACTCATCAACTTTTTGAATAATAGAAGCACCAGTTACCTGATCTTTTTTACTCTGAACCTGTTTTACTTTACGGATCTTTGCTGCATCAATTGGTCTAACTTCTTGAATGCCAGCCTTTAAATTCTTTTCATCAACAACAAGGTGATGATACATTCTACCGTCAATATACCAACGCTTGAAAATATCATGCCCAATACTATTAAAATTGAGCATCGATACAACATTATCAAATTCTTCAATAATTGATTTTTTAATACTATCTGAAGCTTTTACTTTATCCAATACTAGACGAACTGGTTGTTCGTTTTCGTTAGAAGTAATAGATTCACTGACAATATCTTCAACAGCTGCATCAACTTCTGGATGTGTTGCCACGGCTCTGTATTGTTTGATTAATTGCTGATCGTCTTTTACAGTGGTATCACCATTTACATCAACATATGTTCCGTAATGAGCACCAGCTGATGTTACATATCCAGCGC